TAGTTTTACTTCTTTAACGCGCCGCGTCAACCACCATGCCCCTTTGGCTTAGACGACGCGCTGTGCGACCCCCGCCTATCCCTTACGGGTCCGTAGGGTAGCACGCCTTCCAAGCTCGGTGGTAGAAAATCTTTAATGGTTCGTCTGCTAAGGAGCCCGTCACCGCATCCCGCCTGGGGAGTCTTTACTCCTAGCGAGCCGGTTACTTCTCTTTCCTTTACAGGTCCATAGGGTAGCATGCACTCAAACGTTCACTGATTGAACAGATCTCGAGTGTGCTTGTGAAATGGGGTTACAAGCGTATTAGGTGCGCCTAATGTTGATTCTTAGGTGAGCCTACGGTATGCTAGTGATACCCTGGGAGGGTATCGCGCTCATTTAACTGACCAACCCCGGGCCAGGCGTTCGCTTCTACCTGCGCCCGGGGCTCTGGTTAGCCTAGCTGGGTCATGTTAATGGGCCCTCGTGTTGCCGCCTTCAGTTCATTGCGCCAAAACCTCCCGCAGTCGCTTTGCCGGCCCTACGCCTACGTCTACGCCGCCGGCACTTGGGGGTTCTGGGTTTGCGTTGCATCATTTGCTGCTCGATCTCATGGGCAATATGACGCAGTATAAGCGGCAAGTGGTTCATCGCGTTCCAGCCATCATACTTTATAGTCATTTAAGGGCTTCAGTTTGTATCGCCATTGATATGATTCACTTAATTCCCTCCACCTCCCGCTGGTAAGGCCATATAGCACCATGTCAACGGGGATGTCGTCTAGAAGACGCTGGTCAACTTGGACGCCCTCAAGAATAAGCCCCAGGTCCTCAAGCATGAGACGATGGCCCCGATGAATCGCGTATGTCCCGGCAGTCACCTTGCGGAGCCCCAGCTTGGCGAATGCAAATTCGATGAGGTACCGGTATATCTCTACGCTATACCGATGGCCGGCGATGCCGACCAGTATTCCTAGATCCCCGGTCTTCTCTCGCTCGTCCACATATAGCGTCGTGGTCCCGACTAGCCTCGTGTTGTCGTCATCAAGGGCCGCTAGGTAGTAATTGGGCGTCCCGTTGAAACTATCTAGATAGCGTCGCTGCGTCTCGGCGGTGTGGTGTTGGAACCGATTCGCCGAGTATCGCATAAGGACCTTGTCATTGAGCCACGAAATGATGGTCGATAGATCCTCCTCGACTACATCGCGTAGGATGAGGCGCGGCGTCTTGATGGGCTGTCGCAGGATCATGCCGTGAAATGTACTTTCAGCGGGTTTGCTATTTTTTTCATCGCCACAATCGTTTTACCGAGACTCATTCTCGACTCCCATGAATCAGCGCACAGAACATTCTGTTGTCATCGCCGCCAGCTTCCGCACTCCCGGAGAGATACGCTGACGCATTCACGCGTTCGTCCTCGCTGCCATCACGCGCCGGATTGTGCGACTCGCACCAGCGCACGTCGAGAATTTCCTGTTGCGGGTCAGCATTCGGCTCGCATCCGGGACAATACGCTCGAGCGACGCATGGCGTATCGGGGAGATAATCACTCATCGCATGCTCGGAAATGTCGTGCCGAAGCGGCCCGCGCCGACACTAGAGGGCGGATTCGGGGGGCTGATAGGCGGCTCATCAGGAGTAGGACCGCCACCAAAGTTTGTGATCTTGGCTGGCGATGTCCCGGCAATCCCACCGAATACATTGGTCAGCGGCAGATTTGAGTCTGTGACTTGGCCGACCCGATACCAAATGCCGTCGCTCCACTTCCAATAAACCGAAATGGTCATACTGCTCACGCGAACTCCGAAACCGTTGCCATCGGCAATGCTTGTACCGAGATCAACAGGGGAGATGATCGTCGAGACCGCACAGACAGCATCATAGCGTATCACTGAGATGGTTGTCGTCGTGGCCCGGACTTCATATCCTGGGCATCCAGTGACTGAGTTCGTCACGGCAAACTCAATCATTCTCGCAGTCCCACTCGTTGGCACTGTGGGCCATGTGGCGTAGACCTCGTGATTTGAGGTCAATTGCGACTCGACCCAATACTGAAAAGCGGTCCCAGATGACGGCGCCACGGCTTGATTCGACGCGATACTGAACACGTTGCTATCGAAGGCCACCCAGTTTGACCCGAGCGTTCCCGAGTCCGCCCGATTAAATGTATCAAGAATCGGCGTGTTGGGGAAATCAGACGCGACGGGAAAGCTCGGCGTGAACATCCCGCCCGAATACGCGCCAATGCTCCAAGTCGAGCCTCGTGCGTTGCCCGCCTTATCGGTCGTGAAACTCGCCGAGAGATCGGTGCCGCCAGCAGTGATTGAGGCCGGCGAAGATCCGCTGAGTGTAAAGTCTCCGGCGCCCGCACTGGTAAACTGAGGGTTATCAGCCGTCGCACATCCGCTATCACATCGGTTGTGGCTAAAGGTCCCACTCGCACCGCTCGTATTCGTAATCCGGTTGTCGTCACCAGCATACATAATATTGTTCTGGATGGTGGTGTTTGAGGTGCTGCTGGCGGACTCGAAATTGATCCCTCCGCCATTCCTGCTCGTGATTTGGTAGAGCGTGTTATTAGCGATGAGATTGTTCGATGCGGCCCCGGCCCCTTGGATCACAATACCAGCACACGTGAACGTGTCGCTGAATCCAGGAAAGAGACAGCCCAGGGTAGAGCCATCCCGAACGATATTGTTATAGAACAGTGAGGCATCGACGTTGGCGACCTCAATACCTTGGAAGCCAAAGCGCGAGACCTCATTGGCGCTGACATCGACTGTGACCTTAGCGAGAACGCTATGGATGGCAATGCCCTGCCCGTTGCCATCCGTCGGCGAGCAGTTGTCGATTAGGTTGCGGCGGATGGTCCCGCTCGCGCTGAAATACATGCAGTGGTTGCCGCCGCCGGCGCCAAAGCTGCCAGCCATGCTGTGATTTTTGAGCACGCTATCAAGTACTTCAATGTGGTGCGGATCTGTTAGTGCTGAGCCCGCGTGGAATAAGCCAGAGCCACCAGAAGATGCCGTTGAATCGTGCAGGTAGGTGCTCTGGAATCGGATATGATGCGCGGTCACGCTAAGTTGTGAGACGACCCGAGCAACTTCTATACACAACGTGTTCGCGTCGGCCTCAAAGCCCTCAAAGATAATGTATGACCTGCTCGTGGTGTTCTGAACGGCCACCACGGCCTGTGACGAGCCCCAGCAGTTGGCCGCTATGGACGGGCGCAGAATAGCCGTGCATGTCGGCGTAAGCGTAGTTAATCCCGTACAGGTGTTCTCGGCCCGGATCGTGGTAGCGCCTAACCACGTGGCCTCGGCGGCTTCCCCGCCAACTCCACTGCCGCTAGGAATCGTATCAGGCGCGATGCTTTCATCGTAGACGCCATCGCCGATCACCAGCGTGTCTCCGCTATGGAGGCACGCTATACCAGCGGCAATGGTCGAGACGCGATCAGATAGCGGCGATGAATTGACAGCCGAGGTGCAATTCCCGGAGCCGCTAGGACTAACATAATACGTGACGGCGGCCTCAACATAGCCACATAGAACGACGACGCATAGCAACGAGAGAAGTACCCGAATCACTGCCCGATCACCTTGCGATCGGTCCCGCACCCGATACATCGCTGACGCGATCCTGATGCTTCTTTCCAAGTCGAAATGCCTTGGACAAAATTCCCGTCCTGGCTCGATGTGTACGTGTAGGTGAATGTGCCCGTGGCGGCAACAATCCGGTAGCCGGTTAACAGGCCCTCTGAGTCGGCGTCAGCCCCAACGTTCGTCAGTTCATTCCAGCCTGCCCCGGTATCGGTTGCATAGGTGGTACCGACTGTTGAGTCCGTCCCAAATCCGATCAGGATCTCATTCGCTTGGGCAGTCGTCCCGGTTGACGCGGTCGCATGGCTTGTCCCGTGGCCGAGCGGATCAGTATCGGTTGCTGTCTGATCAAGTGGTGATGTGGTCGCGGCGCCACTGACTTCGGTTACGCTTAGAGTACCGAAGAAGCCCGCGCTCGCCCCAGTCAGGGTAAAGGTATGCGAGGCACCCCCGGTGCCATTGGCTTTGTATTGCTGGCGCCCCCGCGTAAACGCCCCCTCGGCCAGTTCAGAGATTGAGTCGGTATAGCTATTAGACTTGCTGTCCGTGATCGAGGTGAACGCAATACAACAGTAGCCAGTGCTCGCGACAAACAGATTGCCGCTTGTCGTGGTAACGCCGCTGGTAACGCATGTATCGGCCCCGAGTGTTTCACATGAGACCGTCTGGACAACGGCAAGCGCCGCGTGTACGGGCCACGCGGCGCAGAGCACCAACAGAAGTGCGAACGTGAGTCTCAGGGCGGGCTCACAGCGGCTGCACCGTTAGCGCAAAGCGGAGCGTGCCGCCGATGGACGCCGACCCACGAAGCCTGCGATTGGCATTCTGTGTCGCATTCCAGCAGTCGCCGCCCAAGAATGATGCCCCGGTCGTCTGTAGCAGCGCTGTCTGAGTACGATTGAGAGTCTTCGGACTTGCGCTACGGGTGAACGCCCCGGCCGGACCCCACGTTGTTCCTCCATCCAGCGAGCACTCAAGAGCCGCTGAGATGGCCGGGAGCACTGTCGGGGGGTCCGGGGCCTCTGACAGATCCATCGTGATCTGCAGGCCCTTCACGTCCAGCGGGACCGCAACGGGCGAGAAGGTGTAATTATTCGCCGCCCGCGTGGACATCCCGATGACAACCGTGCTGACAAAAACCCGCTGTGCCGCAACAGGCGCAGCGACGAGCGCGACGAGAATAAGGGCTGCGACCACGCGCCTCATCGCCAGCCCCCGTCAATCACTTGGAACGTAGTACTTTTCGCGATGAGGTTGTAGCCGTCGGCGGCATAGAGCCTCAACTCATAGACCCCCGGCGGCACCGTGTTCGGGACCACGAAGCCGCATGTCCCAGTTGACCGTGCGAAGTTCGGGCTCTGCGAGCATGAGACGTAGATCCACTCCAGGAAGTCGTATTTCGACCCCTCGGGCGGGTAAAGGCCCACCCAGTCTGTCGGCGTCGGGCTGGTAATGCCGTCCCACTGGACGGGCATCGCGCCGCCGGCTGTCACGGGCGCTGGCCATGTGACCTCCTGAGCGGCCACTGGGGTTACAACCAAGAGCGTCAAGAGTGCGAGCAGCTGGATCATGACGTGATCCTCCTTGCCCGCAACTTTAGCATAGTCGTCAAGAAATTTATTCCTCAGAAGTCTTTGCTCTTGTAGCCGTTCACGGTGACGGTGACGGTCGCGACCGCAATATGCGCCTTGATGTTGAGCGCCGACGCCGAAGCCGTGCATATGGGCGTGACGAGGGACTTGTTATTGCCGCCTGTGTTGCCCGGCACCGGGATATAGCCCGTGATATCGGTCTGCCCGCTCCGGAAGACTACATAGGTATCCGTTGCGGAGAGATTGCCAATCATGTAGTCGGTCATGCAGTACCGAATGCCTGAGAGTTGCGCGGCAACGACCTCGGTGTTGGCCGTCGTGGTCATTGATGCAAAGCCCGTGATGGTATCGCCCACGGGCGCATTCATCTGGACGATCTGCTGCCCCGCCCGCCCATAGGTCGCCCGCATGCCCGTGGCATTGTTCCCGAGCGTCATGGTGGAGGGATTGCGGATCACCGAGCCGTAGTTGAGCGAATTGGTCTGGGCTACGGTTGTCGCCCCGAGCTCCAGCGAGTTGTTATCTTGGGTGACTGTCGATCCATTGGTGACAGCAACATAAATCGGCCGCGATGTTGAATCGCCGGTTGGCATCGTGTTCGTGCCGTCAGTCGGCATCAAGGGGCGCGTCACAATGCCTGGGTCACTTGAGCCCGGCGTGTTCGTGCGCGCTCGAGCGGCGATCATATTCGTGCCATCGCTAAATCCGACCGCAATCCCATTAGTCGGGAATCCAGCCCCGAACGAACTGGGCGCCGTAATGGCGACCGTACCCGTCACGATATTGACGCGAAGGGCATTGTTTGAGGAATCGCCCGCCCGCACGCCCACGTTCGTGGTGGTCGGGAAGATGGTCTCAACGAACAGGGCGTTGTTGTTGGTCGCCGAGGCTGAGGCGACGAAACCCGAGGGATCGCGCAGGCCAATCGGGGCCGCAAGCGTGGGGTAGGCGTTAGCAATGATACCCGTCGCCGCCGGCCCGCCGCAGCCTGTACAGAAGACGTTGAGCAGCCCGCCGTTGGTAATGGTAAGGCTTCCCACAAATCCACCGGGGTCCTTTGCCCCCATCGGGTTGACGGAGCTCGGCCAAGCGGCGCCAGTTGTGCCCGACGGCCCACTGCTCGAGCCTGCCACGACGTTGACGCGCACGGCATTGTTGGCGACATCACCGGCCCTGACCGCCGCATCGGTGGTAGAGCGGAAGACCGACTCGACATATAGGGCGTTGTTGTTCGTCACCGACGCCGAGGCTAGGAATCCCGATGGGTCCCTGAACCCGGCCGCTGTGCCCGTGCCCGGGAATGATACGGCGAAGGCGCTCGACGTTCCGCCCGTACCGCCGCCAGTGACCACGTTGACGCGTACGGCTTGGTTGGACAGATCGCCCACGTTGACGCGGTTCTGCCCCGTCGTGTCCACGATCTGCACGGGGAGATGCTGAAATATCGGAGTTGGGTCGCCCTGGCCCCATGCCGAGCGGAGCATCAAGAGGATGGCGATGGCGGCGCAGATGACGAGGAACGCCGCGCTCCACCGCGTGTTGCTCGGCTGCTTACGAAGCCAGGTCACGCCTTGATCTCCTGCGCTAGCAACTGTGCGCCCGGGTGCAGATGTCTCTTGGTGATCTGCTCGACGGCCTCGCGTTGAGATGCCGCCTTCACGTCAAAAGCCGCCCCGCACGCGCATTCCACGGAATGCGTGGCATTGGGCACCACGGGCCCCTTGACGTGCTCGACGCCGGGCTTGCGGTCGTTCACGCGTCCGGAACGTCCTTCCGGTTGCGATCCATCTCGGTCAGGCCGATTTGGATGGGGTGCGACTCGGGCTCGGGCTTCGCGCTCGGATTCACGCCTCGCGGCCGACCGGCCACGAACTCCGGGCTCGAGGGCGACGCCACGCCGCGCCAATAGGTCAGGGCATCACGCGGCGCCCCGAGGTCCATGACGTGCGTAACGGGCTTGGCGTAGGCGATGTTGTTCGCGTCCGGGGCCACGTCCCGCATGTTCGGGCGCAACTCGTTCTTGCCCGGCACGTCTAGTTTCTTGAATCCCGGCTGGTCACTCATCGTTGTCTCCAAGGGTGCGCGATGGCACCACTAGATATTCCTCGCAGTCCAAGAACGACTCACAGAGCGCAGTGGCGTCGAGCGCGAACAGCCATGCGTCAAATTCCTCGTCCGTCATGTTCTCCTCACGCGTCGGCGATTGTATTTGTAGGCGGCCTCGCGTAACTCGTTGGCGAGATCCCGCGGCTTGCCGCCAATGCCATCCATCGGCGACGGGAATTTGATCTGGGCCAAGAGCTCAATCACCTCGGCCAGCGCGATCAGGACCCGGCGCTCGTACTCGTCACGATCCATCCGAGCGCCCGCAGTCGTGTTCTCCCCACGCGGCGGCCCCGTCAAAGCGCAGCCCACAGCCCAAGCATTCCACGCGCGCTAGTTCACGCTCACACCAAGCGTCGAAGCTCTTTTCCCGAGAGTCGTCCCACAACGACCTCAATTCACTCTCCCGTTCGGATTGATGATGCGCTTGGCCTTCGCCTCGGCGAGCATCTGCTGCGCGAGCTTGTTCGCGAAGTAGGCGTTGATAGCGTCCGAGCCCTTGTGGACGAGCCCGCGCGCCTCCATCTCCTCAAGTTCTGGCTCCATCGCGAGGATAAACTGGCCGTCCTCGCCGATGCCAAAGAGCACATACTTTGTGGGCTGTACCCCGTCACTCATCCTCGTCCTCCTTAAACCCGGAACCTGCTGGCGTTTTCCCGTCCGCCGGGAATTTGGTCTTCAGTATATACTCCAGCGCGACCTTGAGAATGGCCGCATTGGGCGGTTCTGGGCCTTCCAGGGCCTCCTTGAGCCTCTTCTCAAAGATCGACACCACGTCGCTCATTGGCCCATGAGCCCCCCAAGCCCGAACCGGCGAGCCATCCCGGACAACCCCGAGCCGACAGCTTCTCCAGTTTCCGCCACGCCCTGCTTGCCTTCGGGGCTATTCACGGCCGATTGGGCGATAGACCGCAGCGTCGGCGTGTCGAGGGTCCCGACCACATCCCGCGCCATACGCTCTGCCCCGGAGATAGGACGGGGCACATAGGCCGCCGCATTCCCGGTCATTCTCCCGAATAGATTACCCGCATCCGGCGCGAACGCATCAAGCGCCCGGATAGCCTGGTCTCGAGCTACGCCAAACTGCGGTGTTCCCTTGAGCCTGTTGAGTCCGGCCATCACCTCGTCAAACGTCATGGGGCTGGCCTTATCAAGCGCCGGGACGCTGAGGAATGGCTCGCGCGGCAGATTCTTTACCTGTTGCCTCACGGCATTCGCAGCAGCCGTCATCTCGGGGCGAAATGCGGCACTCTTGGCCGCCTCACCCTTCACCACGTCGGACATCTCGCCGACGCTACGGGTCCACCTCGGCACCTTCATAAAGTACGGGGCCACCTTCGCGACGCCCTCCGCCCCGAGCCCGAGTAGGGCATCAATCGCGAAGCCCCAGCCGGGGCTCTCGCCCCGAGAGGCAGCCTTGCCCGCACCAATCCCGCCCGATGTGAGAGCCCGGCCAATCGCGGGCGCGGCGGGCAGAAGTTCGCCCCCCGCCATGATCGTCGGCGCCATCGCCAGATGCGGCAGCACGGCGTTGCCGATGCTCTGGATGGTGTCGAGTTCCTTGGGCTGGCCCGCGCCGAAGATCCCGCCCATGATACCTTCGGCGGTCTGGGGTGCGCCCATGACCTTATCGCCCGTGCCCCTCGGGACCTCACCAGCCTGCGGAAACTGGCGCAACACCTCAGCCTGGACCTGCTCTTGTGTCGCCCCTTCAGGGCCGTCGATCTGGTACGTATTCCCATCCGGAGCCGTAATGCGGTATCGCGGCATTACTTCACCAATTCCGCCTTGCCCCAGCCCTTGCCGGGCTCGGTCGATTGGCTGGCCTGGGCGGCGGGTACGCCTGATGGGGCCTCAGTGCCAAGACGCGGGATCAGTTCGTTGATGTCGGGGGCGTCCTTCTTCGATGCTCGCATCCGGAGTAGGCGATTCTTTAGAGCGTCGATGTTCTGCGAGCGGAGCACGAGCATCCGCGAGCGATTCGTCTCCGGCGAGAGACTGGAATCAAGCCCGAACCTGAGATACTTATCCAATTCCGCGCCCGACGCGGCCGTCCCGCTGCGCTGCAGGATCACTAGGCTTCCGTAGTTCTCCATCACGGATAAAAATTGCTGCTCTTCCGGAGTCAACCGGCCCTTGATGAGTTTCCGGTCCATTGGGTCGGCTTTCGTTCCCTCGGGTGGGACGGGGGTATTGCCACCCCACCGCTGAGAGAGCCGAGTCAGCCAAGGATTGATCCCGCCCATGATCTTATTCAAGTCAACTCGGCCGGTCGCGAGGAGTTTGTCCATCTGGTCGAAACTGGATTCAATATCGATCGCGTTATCAATGATCTTGTCGTCTTGCGTGGACAGGGGACGGAGTTTCGGCTTGTTCGCCTTGTCCTCAAGGCCCTTGAGCCGGGTCTCGTTCCTTAGTTTCTCAATCTCCCACCGCAGATTTTGCCCGGCCGCTTGGGCCGCTAACTGCTGCGAGAGCTTGTCATTTCCCTGCTGAATTCGCTGTTGCATCGCCTCATACTGTTGGTCGCGGTAATTCTTCAGCGCATCAATCTGCGCGATCCTCAGTTGTACATCCACCGCGGACTTTCGGGCGTCCTCCAGAAACTTGACCGCCCTATCGGCCTCGCCGACCTCGAAAGCCGCCGACGCCATCGCGTTCTGATGCTCTCGGGCGGTAATCTCCATCGCCCGCAACTTCTGATCCAGCGGCACGCGCTCGGCAATCATCAGCGAGTTGTAACGGCGCATCTCGTCATCAAACTGCTTGAGCATGTTCTCGGTCTCGGCCTTCCACGTCTGATACGCCGCGTCGGCCTTGTGCCGACTGCCCTCGCGCCATCCCTCTAGCGCCCCCGTCATCGCGGAGATGGACGCGCGAGCCCCGTTCCTTCCGCCGCCAACCATCGTCGCAAACAGACTCACCGCCTGAATGGCCTTGCTGATGGTGGTGTAGGGGTCTTCTTCCTTGGTGGACGCAAGGAACGGCTGGAGTCCTCGGTTGGGCGCTGGCTGGGACTGCTGGACCTGCGGCAGCATCCGCTTGGCGAGTTCTTCGTACTGCTGCGCCGCGATCTCAGTCTCGGACTTCTGGGCGTCCATGACCGCCTTGTAGTCGGCATTCGTCTGGCGGTAATTCCTGACCGCATCGGCGCGAGCGGACTGCGCGTCTGCGAAGGACTGCTCGCTCGGCATCGGCATTGCCTGCCGGGCGAGGTCCAGCGGATTCTGGCCGCCGACAATGCCCGGCGCTGCCGCCTGGAGTGGCGTCGGAGCGGGCGCGACGGCTTGCGCCGCGACTTCCCCGAGGGGGTCCTGGAGGCCCGTGCCCATCTATTGCGCCATCGCATTCAGCTGCGCGAGCGCCTGCTGCGACGACCGGATGAGGTTGTCGAGTTGGTTCTGCTCCTGATTTGCGACCTGAGCCCCAGCGTAGGCCCCCTGCATCGCCGTTCCGGTCCCGCCCATCGCGGACTGCAGGGCCTGAATCGCCGTGTTCTTATCCTGGCCGATGATGCTCGCCCGCATGGCGAGCGCCTGCTTGTCGATCGCCCCCAGCGCCGTATTCATCATGGTGGAGTTGCTGATGCCCTGTGAGGCGAAGTATTGCTGCATCTTCGCCTTTTCCGCCGCCGCCCACTCGTCGATATACGCTTGAATCGCCGGGTCCACCATCCCCGCCGACGCCTGCTGAAGCTGGTTGGTGCCGAATTGCTGCAGGGGCTTGATGGACTGCTGCTGGGTCTGCTGGAGATTCGCCTGCTGCTGCTGGAATCCCCGCTGCAGTTTGGACTGGTCGCGAGCGTTCCGGGTGGCGTCAAACTGGTTCTTGATGTTGAGCCCCTGGAGGCCGAGCCCGGCGATGGGGAGGGCGGTCTTCAGGCCACCCGCGATGGTGCCCGCAACCTTCTCAAAGTCGGATGGGGGCTGCGGCGGGGCCTGACCGGGCGCCATGACCCCACCGCCCGGTGGCAGACTCGGAGCGAATGATGGGGCGTTGGGGATGTTGGTCCCGTAGGCGTTAGGCCCCAGCCCGAAATTCGGCAGGGCCTCCATCGAACTTGAGAAGTTCGGGTTCGGGATGCTTACCCCGCTCATGACCCCGCCCATCTGCGGCACGGTGAAGTTGGGGATATCAAACGTCATCCCGCTGACATCGGGTAGATTCGGGATATTCGCCCCGCCCGCCACCCCCCCGCCGAGGTCTCCGAGGTCCAGCCCGCTCAGGAAGTCGTATTCACCCATCACACCACCCCCGCCGCTATCTTAATCCGATTCAAGTCCTGAGCCACCACGAAAGTCCACGAGACCCACTCGGATTGATCCCGCAAATTGAAGGTTTGCAGGTCCGGCGGGTCGTCAATCCCGAGCGCCCGCGAAAGGGCCTGCGACTGCGACTGAATGGTCTCCAGCGTCTCATCCATGGGCGAATTGGCATCCAGCACGTACTTCGCAGGGCTGGTCTGTGTCAGATTGGACACGGCCTCAATCAGCCCGTCGTGGATGGTCGAGATGGTCCCGATCATGTCCTCGTAGGCGGTCTTATTGCGGAAAGGCGTCCCGGCGAGGATGTTGGGATCTAACACGCCCCACTCACTCTTGGCTCCCGTAATAAGGCCCGTAACTCTGCGAGAAGTCACCCGCCTGCTGCTTCTGGTACTCCTCGGCTTGGGCCTGTTGCGTCTGCGCCTGCCCACTGGTGACGTAGCGCAAGAGTTGTTCCTGCCGGTCGGGCGGAAGGCCCGAGTTGGCAATCATCTGCTGGGCCTGGTCGGGGAAGGATATCGCATCATTGGCGATCAGCATGAACTTGTCATACGTCGCCGGGTCCATCCCCGTCGCGAAGTTCTGATAACTCAGCTGTGTCCCCGGGCCGCCCTCGGGCAGTACGTCATACAGCTTGCTGATGTAGTCGTTTAGCGCGGTCGTGACCGGCCCGAAATCAGCCGTGATCCCGCCCTCATGCTTCGACCCGAAGGCACCCGGGAGAAGGCCGACCTGCGGAGCCCCGCCGGGCGTCCCCTTCCCGAGTTGGTAGCCTCCAACGCCGGCGCCGGTTTCGACGAGTTGCCGGAAGAGGTCGAGGTATTGGCTGATATCTCCACGGGTCTGTGCCTTTCCAAGCCAGGGCACCAGGGTGTTAATGGCACTGGATGTGCCCTGGAGCGTTTGGCCTACCTTCTCGCCGAATGACTGCCACGCGGACGACGGCTCGAGCAGGCGCCCCACCAGTGCCTTTGCGGCATCGCCGACCGGGCCGCCCAACAGGCTCAGGCCCATGTCGCCCCACATATTGCCGGTCGTGGGGCCTTCGTTGATGCCCGCTCCGAGCTTCATTGCCAATTTCATGAGGTCGTAGGCGGCGGACATGCCACCATAGGCCCCCAGCAAAGATCCTGCCCCCAATTCGGCAGCAGAGCCCCCTAGGCCCTCTAATCCGGCCCCTAGGGCGCTGCCGGACTCTCCAGTCAGGGCCCCGGCGCCGCCCGCGAACAGTTCCTCTTTGGGGACCATGCCCACAAACTCGCCACCCGTCGCCAGAAGGTCCCCAACCCCTGCACCGCCCGAGCCGAGAACGCCCCCAGCCCCAGCGCCGGTGGCATTAGGAATCAGGTCCTTGAGTTGCCCCTTCGCCAGCCCGAGAATCGTGCCCGCCGCCCCGGCCCCTAACTGCGTCGCGAGGCCGGGGGCCGAGGGGCCAAAGGTATTCTGCCCGAACGACGCCCCGACGCTGGTCCCGCCGCCCATCGGCGATCCGGCCCCACCGGGAGAGGCCGGGCCGGTGCTCGGCGCCGACCCCACGCTCGGGAGCGCGGATTGCTGGGCGAACGCGATCGGCGAGCTCCGCCCTAGGTAGTCCAGGGCGCTCTGGGCCTGGACGTCGTCCGTGGATAGCCCGGTAATCGGATCGCTAGCCACGAGGCTCAACCATAATGCCACGACGGCACTGCGTAATGTTCTCGCCGCGCATCGTCGAAAGCACCGCACAGTTGCGGAGGTACTTGTTGACGAGATCATTGAGCCACATTATGCCCTCGTCGGTGATTCTGTCATCATGGTCGATGATCACCGGGCGGTACTCCTGGTCCAGGAGCTCGAGCGGGGGTCTTACCGTCCCCGCCGCGCAGCCATGCACGGTTAACAGGCTCAGGACTACGACGAGCCACCTCCACCACGTCGACCAGGGCGCGCTCGACCCCGCTGATTTTAGCCTGATCCTCAGCGAGTTGCTTGGCTCGGCCGTATCGGACAGAGGCCCAGACCACTGCAACCACCAAGGCTGCTGCGCCCACGACGACTGCCAGGGCCACATAGACTTGGGGGCTCACTGAGGCTTCGGCATCGTGCCTTTGTTCGCCGCCCAGCCGAGTACGGCGGTCGAGAGGGCCGCCACGAGCCCGGCGATCCACGAATACTTGCCCATCGGGACCATCGTCCCGACTGTGCCTGACGCCCCCGCGACAAGCCCAGCCCACGTCGCAATCTTCTCGAATGTTTCGGGTTTCATTTAGTCCTCCGTAGCAATTCGTCGAGCTTCCGCCCGGTCTCGTCCAGCTTCTTGTTCGTATCTTTCTGCTGCTCCTTCACGTCCTTCACGTCTTCCTCGATTCGCCGCACCTTCTCTTCGATGACCGTGGCCTTGGTCTTCACGTCCTGCGTCTCTTTGCGGTCGGCCGACTGCGCGATCTCAATCGCCGCCGTCTTCGTGGTCAGCGAATTGAGCCACGTGGCCCCCAAGAGCGTCGAGATCGTCATCATCCCGCCGGCAACCCACTTCCACGTGACGCTGCCGTTGGGATGCAGGCGCCTCTCGGGGCCGTCGTATTTGATCACGGGACCACGTGTCCTAACTGGACGTGGAGGTGCTCCCGGTCCGTCCCATGAGCCTCCCACTCGACGTAAAAGTCCGGCCCGAGGGTGTCCTCGATCATGTCCACGAGCAATTGGCGCCGGGCCTGCGGGACATTCCAGATCCGGAAATCGGCCGCCTTGCCGAGATAATGGGCGTTCACGGTATCGCCCGCCACGGGACGCCCCTTATGAACGGTATCGACCTCATCCCCGGACGTGAGCCACAGATCGCACCCGAAATGGGTATAAACATCTTCAATCTGGGTACACGCCTCGCGCATGCGGTCCACCATCTTCGCGTCCGAGGCGCCCGGCTTGATCTTCAATTCCACAACTCTTCCCACCCGAGCGTGGTCAACTGCGTCGCCACGTTCGCGGCGTTCCGGTAGCGGATGCGTTGGGCGTTATCGGTCACCACTTCGACGTAGCCGCCCGCCGTGCCACCGAACGCGGCACAACTGAGCGGACCGGCCGGTGCCTCATCGGTAGCCGTCATCTCCGAAACATAGAGCTGGCCTGTGTTCGCGAGCGCGCATGAGAGCACTGCCGTCGTGCTGACTCCGTTCGGCGTCGAGAGCGTGGCGACGACCGCCGACGTGCCGGGCGTGGCGCTGTTCACGTCCAGCGTCGAGGTCACCGTGGCCCAACGGAAACGCTTGCCGTACTGGGCGAAGAAGTAAATCTCGGCGCCCGCCGTGCCGTGCCACGTCGTCCGGATCGAGCCGAGCCTCTGCTTCTTCGTGTAGTTCGTCGGCATCGTTGGCGAGTTCGCGCTCGTGGAGCACAGCACATCCACGACGCCCGTATCAGGCCGCTGAATCACGAATACCGAGTACCAGGTAAAGGCCGCCACGGAGCCCGTGTCCAGACACCCGTTGCCCGAGCCGACCGCCCATGCGGTCAACTTCTTTGTCAGCGTCGAGGTCAGGCCGATGAGGACGCGGTTTGCAATCGTGCCGTCGTCGCTCGTTGCGGCGCCGGGAAAGACGAGAAAGGACGAGGTCGCGGTCCCGTTATTGGCAATCGTCAGGCTGGCGCGCTGGTTAACTAACTGATTGGAGACCGAGGCCGCGATCTGCGTCCATGACGTGCCGTTGTCGGCATAGAGGATCGTGTTATCGGTAGCGAAGTAGTAGCGCCCTGCCGTGCCCGCCGTCGGGCGCGCGCTGAGAAGCCCGAAGGTGATCTCTCGCGCATTGACGTAGGTCGCGATGGCCGCCCAGTTTTGATCGAGCAGGCTGGTCGGGACCGGGTTCGGCTGGGTAAAGATCGTGTTCGGAATTGTGAGCGTCCCGGTGGCGTAGGCAAGCACTGGGACCATGAGAAAGCAGAATAGAAGCCAAAGGCGAATCATGCGAACCTCGCGTAGTAGAACGCGTTCAGCCACGCCACCACCTTCGGCATATCGTCGGGGGTGGCGTCGTAGATCCGGAGTCGCCCAGCCTGAATCATGCCGTCAAGTCTCATGCGTTCCAATCCCTTGTCATGACGTATTCATATTGTATGGCCTGCAGGCGGAATGGCGCATCGGTCCCGTAGAGCGTCCAGCCGAGAAAATGGCCGAACATGGCCGCATCCTGTTTGGGCAGGACCAGGCCCCCGCCGACGAAGGTCACCGTCTGGCCCGAGGAGTTCGTGAAGACGACCGTCTGCCCCGAGGCGTTCACGAACCTCTGGACGCGATTGGCCGCGATCGCCAGCGTCTTCGACCCGAGATCGGAGTCGATCGTGCACTGCGGGTCAATGACCGCCGGCGTCTCGAGTTCAACGCCCAGCTTCATCAGCCCTTTCATCTGGACCGATTTCCCCAGCGGGTGCAATTTGCCCACGATCTTGTACGGGACAGCCGTCGACGCGGCAGCGCCGAAGAGCTGGAAGATATTGCCGCTCCCGTCCGCGCCCCACGCCTGCGCCACGCCGTTGACGATCACGCTCGTGATCCACTTCAGCGTGGCGCCCTGCGAGGCGAAGAACATCTTGCCCTCGCTGAACCCGAGCACCAGCGGCGTTCCGGTCGTCACGCCGTTCGCGGGCGTCGGGAGCGAAGGCGTGTTGGCCTGCGTATAGGTGACCAGAAATAGCATGCAGTAGAGGTTCTGCACGAGCGACACGGCCGCTGGCACATCGCCGGTCAGCATCAGCCCCGGAAAGAGCCGGTCGATCGCCTTGGAGATCTTCTGGGGCGACACGCCTGAGATCGCATAGATCCCGCCGGGCGAAAAGAACGCGATGGCCCGGAAGAACGGGATGCCGGACGACGGAGCGCTCGAGCCCACCGAAGGCACGACGTTCGAGATGGCGAAGGTCCGCACGACGGATGGTGCCACGCCCGACGCCTGCACGTTGCTGATGGTCTCCACGCTCGCGGGGCCAACGATCCACAACTGCTCGACGGCCGAGAGCATGAAGGTGATATTGCCGATGAATGCCTCGTCGGTGATCGTGACCGATCCGGCCCCGTTGCCCGCCGTGAAGTCGTTGAACGTCGCCGGGGCCGTAAAGGTGATTGTGCGATTGTTCCCGAGCCACACGCTGCCCTGGAAGACGGCGATGGAGGTCCCGACCATCGTCGCGTCAATGACGGTGTACGTGGTCCCATCCCACGAGGAATAGCCGAATGTCGGGTCTTCGATCAGGATGGTAGTGCCCTGCCAGATGGTCATGCGGGCCGACGTGGACACCGTACCCGCGCCGCCGCCGATCACGGTTTGCACGCCGCCGGGCACCGTCACCTGAGTGAGCGAGCCGTCGGAGCCCACGACCATGACGATGGCCACGCCGTTCAGTGTGAAGCCGAACATGGACGCGATACCCTGCGAGAGCGTCGCGATGGCGTCGCCCGGACCATTGAGAATCTGGATCACGCCCTTGCCGATGCTGATTCCGTTCTCCAGCCAGAAGAGCTCGGTGTCCTCGATGTCCGTCCGCGCATCGGTGAGATTGATCCCGGTCCAGCGGCGAAACTCGGCCGTCTGGCGCTTGTTCTGCGGCGGCGGTCGGCGGCCGTTGCCAGTGCCGACCAGCGCCGGGGAGGCCATTCTCACCGCCAGCCCCCCATTGCCCCGCCCAGCCGCCCGCTCAAGCTCGGAATGGTCCCGACCTTGTTCGCGTCCAGCCGGTTGACCTCATCGTTGAAGCGGTCCTCGAATTCCCGCGCCTCGTCATAGGCCCGCTCGTTGTACTTCGCTTCCCGCGCCGCCCAGTACTTCACGGGGGCGTCGAACGGGGCCGGGAGCACGTCGGTGTCAGTCGTCGCGACAAGGTAGTCCTTCGGGACGATCTGCGAGCAATCGACCTCGAGCGTGTAGGCAATCGCCGGAGCCGGGGCGATCACGAATTGCGCCGGGCCGTAGCGGGCGAAGGCCACGGGCGCCCACTGGAAGACCGGCTGATACATCCGCAGGTAGGCGTTGAGCTCGCTGAATGAGCACGAGCCCATCACATAGCGGAGATTCTGGTACAGCAGATTGATGCCGACCAGGTCGAATACGGTCGTATTGCCGAGGTTCGTGAAGGTGTACGTATCGACGCCGACCGTGGTCGTGAACGAGATCAGTGTGCGATTCTGCCCGGTCTCCCGGTCCCGCTTCTGGAGACCCAAATTGATATACTTCGTTTTTTGTGCGGCCGACCAATATACATCATCGGGATCGTGCAGGATATCGCGCAGATCGTCCAGATACTGCGCGAGTGACACGGCCGACGCGATGGGCGCCAGGATGGCCCAGTCGAAGCTTCCGCCCGCGGGTGGCGATGGGACGGTAAACTGCGCCGTAAAGCCCGTCGAGAGCTTGGACGCCGGGGCCACGAAATGTGACGTGGCCCACGACGGCGTGATTTGCACCACGGTATAGGGTGTCTGCGCGACGCCTGTGAACGTGACGCCTTGCGAGACGATCCCGCCCGCGATGCTCTGAGTCCCGCTAATGAGCGTGCTCATCGAAACACCACCGTGGGGAATACCTGATCTACAAAGTCCACGTCATCGGCCCCTGTGCCTGTGATGTGATACGCGAGTTGCCCAGCCGTGTTCGTATCGGTCGCCGAGAGAGCGATGTAATACCAGCCGCTCGCGATTTCCGTAACGGTGCCGCCCGCTGCCGCAAACGCGCCACCGGCCTTGCTGAGTGTCACGACTGGCGCCGCGCCGGTAACGGGCGTCGCGTGGTCCGACGACGACCGCATCCGAAAGATTCGCGTGTATGCGGTGCTTTGCTTGATGAGTTGTCCGCCCAGCGAATCGACAATCCGCCCCGCCGAGGCCGCGGAGATGCCCGCGATATCGGCGGCGATGCTGGCGCCCGCAGGAGCGCCGAGCCGGGCGAAGCTGTCTCCGGTCTGCGCCGCAATGTTCGTCACGCTCGCCACAACCTGATCGACATCAATGTTCGTGGCGCTCAGGTTGACGGCAGTCGTCGGGGAGCCGATGTTGGCCCAATCGACACCCGCCTCACCGCCCGCGCTCACGTCCAGCGTGCGCCCGGCGGTCGTCGGTCTCAGGCTTGAGCGAGCCTCGATGCTGAATTGCGCGATGACTTCGCCCACGACGGAGACGCTATCGACCGTGCCCGCAGAGATCACGAGGGCGTAATTACTCCCCGATGCGTAGCCGTTGCCGCTCGTCGCCACCACACGAACTTGATTCAGGCCCGTGACGCCATCATGGTCGGCACCCAGCGTGATCCCGCCCGTGACCTCCGTCGTGCTGTTGTCGGGGTACGCGACGATGGTCCCGCCCGAAAGCGCAAACGGCGCCCCGGTGGAGAAGCGGCGCGTCGTGAATTTCACGTCGAAGGTCACGCCGAGCGCGAAGTCGCCGACGTAACTCATCCGGCGAGACCTCCGACGCCCGCGAGGCGCGGCGGATATCCGGCGAGTTTCCAGGAGAGGCCGCCTGTCTGCGGGAACGAGTAATAACGGACGATCTTGGGGCGGAGGACGGCGTAGGGCACTTTGTGGAGCAATGACGCCAACGACTCCGAGAAATAGACACCGCTATAAAGGTATAGATAGGAAAACTGGATCGTCGTCCCGCCACCAGACTCAAAAAAATTCATCTGTTGCGATGTAGAGGTTTGAAGGCCAGCACCTCCAGTAAAAGCTCCGGTCCCTGCGGAAGTGCCATTAAAGAATACCTGCATCTCATCTCGTGGGGCCGAGGCCTGGCAGATGAAATCAAACCACTCACCAGCCGCCCACGACGTGCCTGCCGGGACTAATTGTTTGAGGTTCCCTCCGCTATCCCATGTGTGCCAATTCACGCTGGTACTCGTCTCGGGCCGGATAATCCAGCAGCGCGGCGCACTGTCGCGGTTGAGCGTATGGACGCCCGAATTAGGAGTCTGGTCGTAAATCCGGAGCGCGATACACAGCTCCAGGGCGGCATCGAGCCCTTGAGCCGCAACTGCTCCCCCACTCCCGGAACCCGCATAGGAAACGACCGGCCCCTTGACCCCGCTGCTCCAGGTCGCCGTATTGAAGACAAATGGGGCACGCTCGCCGAGCAGATCATAGGCATTCGCGCCAGCCGTCTCATTAAAGAGCCACGCACCGATGAGTCCCCGCGCCATCGGGTGTCCCCGGTCAACCGCGACCGTCCCGAGGGCAGGCTTGATGAGGAATCGGGGAACGCGGGTCGGCGTGAGGATCATGCCGAGGTCGCGTAGGCTCCGGCCACGTACACCTGATTCGGATCGCCAGTCGTCTCAAGCGTGGTGGTCGTGGACTGCGCGACGAAGTTGACAAACTTGCGCGGCACCAACCCGAAGACCGAAGCCACCGATGGGATCATCGTGTAATACACCTGACTCGCCGTCGTATCAGTGGCCGTCACTGCCGCGAGTCGGGCGATAGCGTTGAGCACGTTGGTATCCGTGACCGTCTCGGCAGACTCGGTCCCATCGAACACATCCGGCCATGCGGAGTCATTGAGTTCTGCGACGAGGTAATGATTGATCTGTCCTGCCGCAAGACCGGCTGATTCGACGGTGTATGTTCCGTTGATCCGATAGTCCAAATACTTGTTGCTGGAGTTGTCGATGGCATCGCTTTCCCAGCCCGCGACGAAGGTCGTAGACGACGCAAGCCCGTCCAGGTTGGTCTGGGTGAGCGCCGCCGAGGCCGCATACGCGAGCTTCAGGTCCGCGTTCGGCGCATAGGCCAACCACCACGGCACGAACCCGTAGCGGTCCAGCAGCGGATAGATGAGTTTATCCGCCAGCCGCGAGCGGATCGTGCGCCGAGGCGACCGGAATTCGATCCGGTGGCCGCGATGCTTATACTCCCAATCGGCCATGCGCTGAAGGAACTCGCCCGGCAAGGCGTCAATCGGGTGCCGGTGGCGGCAGTCGTGACACGCTGCGATCAGGTGGACCTTCGCGGCGTCGGTCAGGGGATTCAGCGGGTTGAAGACCGACATTAGGGCAGGTCCCTCGCCATCTGGACATCCGTCGGCGTGATATTGCCCTCGTGGACAAGCGTCGCGGGCGAGGCATCGCTGCCGGTGCCGGTGGCGAACAACTTCTCCCCTCGCTTGGCAAGCCGCTTCCAGAGGATCAGCAGTGCGGCCCGCGTATTGACCCCGCCCGCCCCGGAAAAGATGTCATCGAAGAAGGCGCGGGTGTCGGCTCGGGTCGGATTCACGCCGCCTGCCAGGTAGATGGCCAGGGTTTGCAGGCGAGTGTGGTTGAGGCTGGTGAGCCCGGCCAACTCGGCCGCATTGAAGGACGCGCCGACCTGCCCAATCGGGACATTGGTCTTCCAGACCGTAAAGTTCGGGCTGGCGTTGAGGTTGTACAGATTGGCAATCGCCAGGTTCCCATCCGCGTTGTTCGGCTGGGAGTTCAGGTCCGGATTCGCCAGAATGTCGGCCTTGAGCGTTACGAGTTGCGCGGGCGTCAGGGCGGCATGTACCGGCATCGCCGCCACAAGAATCAGAACTACGAGAACTGCGCTGATAGTCCGAAGCCGCATAGCGCCCCCCTATACCGCTGTCACAAAGCCCCAGAGTTCATTGGCCGCCGCCGCCAGGGCGCTATCCGAGGCGTCCGTCGTGACGGTCCAGTCGGCATCCGAATCAACCGATGGCGAGATGTTGAATTGCGCGACCCATTGGCTTGTCGTCTTGCTCGCAGGGGCCACGAACACGTCCGTGCCCCACGAGGGCGTCAGGGCCGCCTCGTAGGGCGTGACGAAGGCCCCCGTGATGGTCACGGAGATCGCCCCGGCCGGGACGGTCACGGTCCCGCCCTGCGAGGCCACCTAGCCGACCCCGAGACAGTGAATCGAGAACACGCTGCCCTGTGCGGGGCTGATGTGCGTGTTCACAGAGGCGCCCGTGGTGGTCACGTTGGTCACGCTGACGGTCGAGGCGGTCGAGGTATTCAGTTGCGCGATACAGGACGGCGCCACGGTGAACGTCTTTCCGAAGTTCACGGTGAACGGGTTCGCGGGTACACCCGTCGAGCCCATCGTGACCTTCATAGAGGCCGGAGTGCCGACCACCGTGGGCGATGTGCCGCACCCGTGGATACAGTACGGAGCGCTCGCGGGGCCAGAATTGACGAGGACCGGCGTCGCATTAAAACTGACGCCCGAGGCCACCATCAACGCGCCCTCATTCGTAATACGCACAGGCCCGTTCGTGCCGTTACCCTCGTAGTCGAAGGCGTAGCCGTTGGCCGAAATGGTGCTCGCCGTGATCCAGATGCCTCGAGCCCATTGGCTATTGGCCGCCGCCGTGCGAATCCCGAGCGCGGCCGGGCCAGTCGTAAACCCGCCGTAGGCGTCCAGCGTCATGCCAAAGTGATTAAAGTCCGTGGGGTTCAGCAGATCGTTCCGGAGTTCGTTATTGAACGAGACCTCAATCCCGTTTACGAACGCCGCTGCTGTGCTGCTCTGATGGGCGATGACGTTGAGCGGGATACACCCATCCGGCGTCGCGACGGTCCCGGTCACGCAACGCAGGCCAAGCGGGATGCGGAAGAAGCCGGCCGTCAGCGTGTTGGTCGCCGTCATGTCGAGGAACATGCCGACGTGCTGATTCGTACCTGTCGCTGTGGCCGAGTAATTGAAGTAGTCGTTGACGCGATTGGCCTGACCACCGATCGTGTAGGCGATAGGCTGCTGATTGTTGACGGAGACGGTGGCCCACGAGCCATTGAAATAGACGCGGATCTGCCCCGTCGCGGCCTCGGTGCACCAGGTCTGCCCACTGACGGGCGAGGTAATGGCGTCGCAATTGGTCCGGCTTCCGGTCGCAGAGGTGCCGAAGAATCCGACGCCCTGTGCGTCGGCCGGGATGGGACTCACGGTGAGCCAGAGGACGAACCCGGCTACGAAGCCGAGCACGATCCCCAGCGTGAGGACAAGAAGGAGGCGCGTTGAACGGTCTCCGAACACCCGAGCCTCCTTTCTAGGTAGTCGCTACGTTCGCCCTACTTCTCAGACCACGTTGCTGTTGTAGCCGGTCGCCACCGTGATCGTCTTCCGCTTGGCGCAGACGAAGTTCAGAAGAACGACCAGCGCGCCGACGTACCCAAGCTGGTTGTTCGGCAGCGTCGAGGCGAATCCGGTGAACGCGAACGCTGCCGCCTCGTGGATGTACGCGGCGAGGTAGCGGGTGTTCCAGTACCAGATCTCGCCCTCAGGAATGCCGAGGTCCATGTACACCGGGACCGCGCCGATCATCAGCGCCGTGAAGCCCGCACGGGCGCCGAGGTTCGACTGGTCGAACGACTGCTGCGGGGTGATGAGGTACTGCTCCAGGCTCAGGAAGTCCTCTGACAGCAACTCCCACGTGCCCGGCCCTGCCGCGGCGATGTTCGGCGACTCACCCGAGGCGAACTTGGTCGCGCTCACGATGTCGCGCAGCACGAGCGCCCGGGTCGGGTTGCCGGAGACGGTGCGGACGTTGGCCCGCCACCAGTCGTTCGCGGCGCCGTCGATGTTGCCGTAGGTGCCCTGGCCCGCCGTCGCTGCCGCGGTCCCGGCCATCAACCGAAGCGAGTCGACGTTGATGCCGCCACCCGCGCCGGTCAGGAACGCCGTCGAGAGGTAGTCGGCGATCTGGTTGCCCGCGTCATTCATGCGCGCCTCGATCAGCGGCACGACGGCGGCGTTCAGCTGGATCAGGCCCTCGAGACCCGGGAACGGAATCGGCACCACGACCGCCGCGAGGTTGACATCGACCTCGAAGGAGCCGTTTTGCACAGTCGGCTGAGTGAACGCGCCCGAGTAGTCGGTCGCCTGCGCCGTGGTGAACGGCAGGCCCTGGACCGGGATCGTCACCGACGATACGCCGCCGCTGGCCGTCTGAGCGTTCGCGAGGCAGGCCGACAGGACGGGTGTGGCCCTGTAGATCTGCACGACCATCTTTGGGACGAAGGCGCGTCGCGTGACGACCGTGAGCTCCGTTCCAATCGCACCACCCGGGACCGCACCAGTACCAATCAGCGGCATGTTAGTTCTCCTGGCCCCATTCGTGGGGCGATGTTAGGTCAGCAACAGTACGGGTTTGGGCTGTCGCCAACCCGACAAGGATCAATCCGACCAGCGAAATCTGCACAACGTGCATGGGGAAGAAGGTCAGGGCATTCACGCCCAACGCCGCCAGCGAGCCGCCCCAGACCGGATGCGCGAACATCGCGCGATGAGTCCAGAGCCACATGGCAAGAAGGATCAGGCCGATGACGCCCGCCTCCACGATCCACTGAAGGTATTCGTTGTGGGCCTCGCGCCAGAGCTCCTTCGTCGGCGCGAATTGGTGCTGGATCTGGAGCGCCGGGATTCTGTTGGCCCAACCCCCGAGGCCATAGCCGACCAGGGGATCAGTCCGGACCCAATCGCTCGCCGCAAAGCCCCAGATAGCGCCGCGCCCGGTCAGGTGCGCCGCTAGCGGGTTGATGCTCTTCGCAAAGGCCGAGGCGTAGGCCATCCACGCCACGATGCTCAGGAGCGGGATCACGACCCACTTGTTATGCCGGTACTTCACGCCGAGGCCCGCCGCGAGCGCGAGCGTGGCCGACACCGCGTGCGACTTCCAGACCACGAGGAGCACCGCGGGCAGCGTCCACCACGGCATCAGCGGGGCCAGAATGGCGATGTAGGCCGACGCGGCGTCAACCGTCCCGATGGTCCCGAGTGCCTGGATTGGCCCGCACGTCAGTTGGGGATTCTTCAGGAGCGCGGCCTGATACTCGGCGCTCCCGCACGGCATCACCAACTGGCCGCCCATCAGCGGACCCCAGAGGATGTCGTAGCCGAGAAAGAGTTGCTGAGAGACGTACAGGAGCTCAAACACGCCGAGGCCCGCGAGCACTGACGCGATCCGCATGTGATAGCGCATCGGCGTGTAGCGCATGACTGCGACGAGGAGCGCCCCGAGGCCGAACATGATCGAATGCGTTGGGTCTAGGTGCGCCCCGCGCCAGAAGATACCGAGGCCCGCGAGTCCGACCGCGAGCCCGAGATATCGGTCCTGTCGAAAGATCAGAAACGCTATGGTGGTCATCGCGGCGAGGAAGAAGGTCTGCGATGACCAGAAGTCGATGCCCTGGGCCGCTTGATACTGCGGCAGGCCGATCCACGGGAAGCGATAGGCCAGCATGGGAAACCAGGTGACGAGGGGCGCAACAACCGCCCCCGCCACCGGGATCCACCAGAGCCGCTTGAGTTCGGTCATTAGAACCCGAGCTTGAGCACGCCGTTATAGATGTTCAGCGAGTTGCCCGACGCCGCCGAGCCCCAACGCCAGAGCACCTTGATCGTGTAGCTCGAGGCGCTGTTGAGGTTGAGCGCGGACAGCGAGGCCACGTTGTAAGTCGTCTCGGTCGTGAACTGATAGTTCGCCTGACCCTGGTTGGTCGAGGCCACGACGAACCGGCCCGACATATACACGGACGGGTTACACACGCGGAGGTCCGTGCAGTTCTGGGACATCACGGTTGCGATCGGCGAGAACATCACGTCGAGCGCCACCGGAGCTTGACAGGCCGCCGCCCCTTGCGCCGCGCCGGCGCACGCCGTACCCGCGCCAAGATCAGGCGGAAGCGCGTTGCCGTTGACGACCATCATCGTCGCGGTCGAACCGCCGATGCTCACGGCAAGCGAGTTACCCGTGATGCCGCCCACGGTCCCTAGCGTCTTGATGCCGCCGTTCAGGCGTAGATGCATGGGCGCCGAGCCGAAGGCCCGGTTGCTCGTGGTCCACGACGCCAGGAACGAGGCCGGGACCGTGAACTCATACAGCAGGATTTCGGCGGTCGTGTTGGCCGCGTTGACTGAGGCCACCGTCGCGTTGATGATCCCATGCGAAATCATGGGAATCGTCGACTGCGCCCGGCTGGACAGCGGCGCGAAGCTGACGGCCAGGGCTACGAGAATCGCAATCGCAATCCAGCGGGTTTTCATTCCAGTCTCCTTACGCCTTCACCGGAAAATTGGGTGATGCTGGCCAATAGGACGGGTCGGCCCACTTGACCTCCGCCTCGGCCCGGTTGTGCTTGAAATCCTCCAGAATCATGTCGACCTTGTCCCGCGCCCAGTCCTCGCCGGGGTGATGAAACTCCCCCTCCATGATCCCGTTGAAGTAGGCGGCATGAGCGCCACGCCCGTACGCCTTCGGGCTCATGCTGCCTCGGGGCTCCACGGACGGGGTGCGCGGGGCGGCCACCTGGCGGCGGGTGTCGTAGACGATGGCCGCGTTGGAATGCAGGCCAATGCCTTCCTTCGCCATGATGTCTTCGATGGCCTTGATGTCGTCCGCCTTGTACCCCTGCTTGGCGAGGTCGTTGATCGCCCGCTCGTGGTCGCGATCGGCCTCGAACTTCGCAAGCTTGGCGTCGATTGATGCCTCGCGCTCGGCCAGCTTCGCCTCGGTCGCCTCGGTAGCCTCTCGCAGGGCAAGCCCCGGAATGTCGGCATTCGGGAAGGCGATTTTGAGAGACCGCTCGAGATGGGGCCGGGCCTCTTTGGTGGCCCAAGCCTTCTCGATGAGGGTGATCCGTGGGTCGATTTCCTGGTCCGGCACTTAGGCCCCCATCTGCGACTGGCTGGTCTTCTTGGCGCCCTTGACGCCGGTCGGCCCGCCGCCTTCGAGCTTGATGACGTTACCGTCACCGGACTGCTCGCCGGGCGACCGATTGCCTTCCCACTTGCTCGGGCCGCTGAGTCCACCGCGACCCATGAAGCGGGGCGGGTTCAGCATCCGGCCGGATTCCATCGACTTGTCGCGGGGATCGCGAATCGGATACGAACCGGGGCCCATCACGCCAGGCTGCTCTGCCATGTCTCTTCTCCTATGCGCCCGCCGTCGCGGGCGTCTGTGGTGCGAGCGCTGGGGCGGGTTGCCCTGCGCGATTGGCGCCTACTTGGCGCATCATGTCGGCGAACGCCGCGGGATTGGTTGGCCCCACGGCGGGCATCGTCTCTTCAGCCATCTTCAGGCTGGCTTTCGTGAGGTCTGGCGACGGGACGCCGTAGACCTTGGCGAGCTCTTCCATCGCCTTACGGAGCGCCTTGGCCCGATCGCTCTTGGCATCCTCAACGCGCGCGGCCTTCCGGAGGAAGTTGAGTGCCGAATCCACCCACAACGGGGCCTGGGCTTCCATGCCTGCCGCGCCGGGGATGGTGGTCGCTGGGCCTGTGGAGCCGTCCGGGACCGGCGCGGGGGCCGGGACCGGCATCGGCGGAGCGGCGATATCGGCGTCAGGCATTCCTGGCATTACCGGCCCTTGGTGCGGGACGTGCGCCCGCTGTTCCGGCGATTTGCTCTCGCATTCACCAGATTTCTTCGCGCTGCGCGCGCATGACGCACTCCTCGCGTCGCCACTGCCGGATAGAATGTGGGGATTGCGGCCAACTTGTCACTTGGGAGAATTTGTCGTATATTTTTGGCGGGATGATTGTCCCGGACAAAATACATCGCCTAATCGAGCCCGAGCCTATGTCGGGATGTTGGCTTTGGCTCGGATCGCTACATAAATCGGGCTATGGTTGTATTAACATTCCGGGGCGCACACGCCTAGCCCATCGTCTTGTCTATGAACTCCATCGGGGCAGGATTCGTCGGGGACGAGTATGCGACCACCTGTGCTGCAATAAGCAATGCGTCAATCCTTCACATATTAGGATCACGACCAATCGTAAAAACGCCCAGCGCGGCCACATGCCGTGGGCCAATAGGCCGCGCTACCATTGCCCGAAAGGCCACCGCAAGACCCGCACCAAGGAGACGTGGCGCGTGGCTTATGTCTGCCGCATCTGTAGCCGAGAATCCTATCTGCGTCGTCGAGTGGTGGCGTGAAGACCTACACAGACCAGGTAAACGATGCGCGGAAACGCATTCTTGCCAAGGCCCTAGAACGTCACGGCTGGAACAAAACGCATACCGCCTGGGCGCTCAAAATCGACCGCAACTATCTACAGCGGCTCGTCAAACAGTTTCATTTGATGACCCCCACAGCGGGGGGCAAATGATCCTCCGCATCCTGCGCATGACGTGGCTGGACGTGGAATTGCGGGCGTGCCTGCTGTTGCACAATGCGGTCACCCGCTGGGCGAGTTCACTCCGGGCGCGAAGCGCCCCATTCTTGAAGGAGACGAAATGAAGAAGGACCACGGACTCAACGACTTGGAGCGCATCGAACGCTTGGAGCGCCTGCTAGCCGACCTCGCCGAAGAGGTCGGGACCGGCAAGGCGATGAGCACCCGGCTGGCCTCGCAGAACGTGGCGCTGGCGGTCCTGCGCGAGTTGCGCCCGGAGCCGGTGACCGCGAAGGCCGCGCTTGGGTCTGGCGCGATCTGCGGCAAACCTCAGCGCAAAGGCGATGAGGATTCGCCGGTCTGCCTGCGCCCGGCCGGGCACAAGGATGGGCACCAGTACGGGGTGAAGCCCGCGTAATGTCGGCTACGGGAGCGGCTCACCATAAGCCGTTAAACTCGTGATGCCCGGCGAGCCCGTAGCCGATTTGAGCGCCTAGTGGAGTACCGGGCGCGACTGTTCGGAGACTACCGCACCTACTCGTCCGCGAGGGTGGCCCGCGTACTGGAGGTCGGCCCCAAGGATGGGCTCGACACGCGGCGCCTGCTTACGCTCAAGCCGAAGCTATTGACTCTCGTGGACCTACCAGGGCGCGATCGGGTCAACATCATCTCGGGCGGGACGGTCATCGAGCATGTAGCGCTGGACGTGCTCACCATCCCGGCCCCGAAGCCCCTCGACCTCATCTGGTGTACTGGCGTCCTCTACCACGTCAAGGAGCAGTACCGGCTGATCCGGCACTTCTATGACTGGCTGGTGCCAGGTGGCACACTTGTCCTAGAAAGTGCCACCATCCGGAAGTGGTGGTTGCGGCGGGCTAACGTCGTGGAGATTCTGCACCCGCCGTCTGAGGAGGTAAAGCGCCGCTATCACCTGAGCCTCAACGTGACCCATCTCCCCTCACGCCGGGCCATTGAATCGTGGCTCCACATGGCGGGATTCACGAACATCACGCGGTCCAGCTGCCACGGCTGGTGGCTCGGGCGGAATCGGGCGGCGTTTCTGGCTACGAAGTAGGACTGCCGCTCGCCCGCGGCGTCGCGGCCTGAGCGACCTTCACCTGCGCCTGCATCAGTTTCGCCTGCGCCTCCTGCTGCCTCGACGCGAGCGCCTGCTTCTTGATCTCCCCGCCCGATTTCTCGATCTGCCGCGCCTTCGGGCGCAGGATGTCTTCCATCGGCGGGGCGATCAACTCAATGAAACTCTCCAGCCCGATCGCGCCCTCACGCTTCAGGATCACCGCCAACTCACGCATCTCGTTGCGGAATAGTGGGGAGGCTGAGTGGGCCGAGACCCGTACCCTAACCTCACCCGGGACCTGCGACAGCAGGAAGGACCGATAGGGCTTCCCGGTCGTCGGATCGGGTTCGTTCAGTGGCACGCGCAGGGGGTCTTTGCTGGTCCGCCGCCGCAGGCGTAGCGTGTCGGTCGAAATCTCCTCGAGGGAATCCTCCACCCGCATCGCCCGCCGATTGGTGCGGGGTGAGGATAGGGCGGCACCGGCGGTCATCTGACCGGCCGAGCGCATATTCGCCTCTCCTGGCGTCCCACTGGCACCGAGCGGCAGCCCGCCTTGCCGGTCAAACTTCTGGTCAATCAGTTGGTGCATGCCCGCCGTATCCGGTGGCGTCTCCGGGGAGAAACGGCGGATGTCGGCGTTGGGGATATTGGACATCGTGAAGGTCCCGCCTGGCATCCGCAGCAACTTCGCCCGCTCGTTGTCCACGTTGGACAGCCCGATGATGGCGATGGGAGGGTCAAGTTGGAGGTCGAGCAGGTTGTCATGCTTCCGGAGTAGATCCTCGCTCCAGAGTTGCAGGTTCACCAGTGGGTCCATCGGCGACAAGCCATACGCGTAATTGGTGACCGGCTCGAGGCAGAGTTGGCGGATCGGCTGGCGCTGCCTCAGCAGGGGATTCAGGGAGCCCCACAGAATCTCCTCGCCCCAGCGACCCATCCCGAGCACCTTGCGCCACTCCCAGGTATGCTTCCCCGACTTCTGGAATTCGTGATCCTTGGTCGCCCCGTGGTGGACCTCATCGCCTTCGCCGTGGTCGCACTGGGCGCACGCGGGGTAGGCGAGGTCGTCCTTGATCCAGAGCTCGCACATCGGTACCACATCGGCCATGACCTCGGGCTCGGCGAGGTTCAGAATCGGCATATTCTGGACGGCGCCGATCATGTTGGGGGAGGCCGCGGCCAGGATGAGGCGCGGGATAGCCGGGGCGAGAGCGCCACCGGACGGCCCGCGGGTCGCATGCTCTCGCGCCAGTCGGATCAGGCGATCGCGGTCGCCGGCGTCCGGTATTGCCCCCGAGAAGAGCCGAATCACCGCGTGCAGGTTCATCGAGAAGGTGTGCACGAGGGCTTCTTGCTTCTCAAACGGCCGGTTCTCTTCCCACACCCCCACGTCGGCGGGGTCTTCGATGAGTTCCGGGCAGACCTCGCCACCGGACGTGATCACCTTGACGAACATGCACGGATAGATGTGCGCCCAGTCCACGGCGAGGCCGAAGGTCATGTCGAGCCCGGAGTGGGAGAATAACTCCGCGATCTCGTTGCGGATAACCCCAAGCTCTTCGGTCCACTGATCGCCGTAGCGCGGCGGCAGCGTGGCGCCGAACTTCACGAACTCGGGGGCGTAGCAGTAGGCGCTAGAGTTTGAGGCCCACTCGCGCAGCTTGTTCTGGACTACGACCTGGCTACCGTCGCTTCCGTGGAGCGCGAGTTGTCGGAGCCGCCGGTAATATGCCCGCCTCCGGTCCTGCGACTGTAGGCACTCCCGGATCGTATTTCGATATATCGAGTTCCTGTCGTCCTGATCCCCCGGCAGAATCATCCGGCCCCATTGTATGCCATGTTGACGCGATATTCCAAAGGCGGCATAGATACTCAGCGACTTCAAGCCGTTGGATGTGGTGGACGAGCACCAGTTTCGGGGTCTGGAGTTGGTACGGCCCGCCGAGGCCCATGTGGACGATTTGGGCGGGGCCACTGGGAACGAGATGCTTGAGTTGGTCGAGGGTTCTCATAGAAACTCCACCTCGATATCGCTATCTGGCGTGAAGTCGTGCGGCCCGCTATGTCCACTCTCTAGCATGCAAGTGCCCGATGGCTTGCCCATCGCCTCAGCCCATTCCTCGGAACCGAACTCCAGATCATCCATGTTTCCGGCCCAGCAATGTAGCACGCGCTTTCCGCTCATGCTTCCCTCCTCGCCTGCGCCAGATGCTTGAGTTGGTCGAGGGTTCTCATTGCGGTTTTACCCAGCCGAACCCGATAGCCCAAAAAAGCAAGCCCGCTACGGTAAAGAATCCAGCGAAGAAAAACGCCATAAGTCGCCACAACTCCATCATTACGCTTCCCTCCTCGCCTGTGCGATCTCATCCGGCGACGGCTTCCAACGCCTGACTTCCCCGGTCGGCACCCGCACCGCGCCCGCGCTCTTGATTCCCGCGAGCCCGGCGTCCGTAATCCCCGACGTCGGCCGCGCCGCCCCGGCCGGCCCCAGTGGCGGCATGGCAAGCCCGGTCGCTCGCGCTACCGCACCCGAGAGCCCGCCTGGTCCGTTCGGGTCCACGGCCAGCATCGGGCTCCGGCGATTGGCCTCCTTCGCCCGGTCTTTCTGCTGCCGCTTCTCCGTGTAGACCGGCTCCACGAACGCATCCGAGCGCTTGGCGATCCCGCGCGAGATGTTGGGCGGGCTGAACAACCGGATAATCTTTTTCGTCCCGCACACGGGGCACCGCGTCGCATTCACGGGGAGGTCGTAGACCGTGGCCCCCTTCGCGGTCTTGCACGTCTTGGAGTTGCAGGCGAAGTCAGCGTGGGGTTTCATAGCTTGCTACACCCTTGGGAGTTGAACACACCAGCTTTCGCCAATGTGAACTTGGCGGGGCGCCCGGCCAATATCCTGACGTGGGGGTGTAGCAAGGTGGATATCATATCCCTCTCCCTGTCCTCATCACGCGGCCGATGAAGTTTCCCGCGAGCACCGAGAGCACATTGGTCTCTTCGGGTTTCACCATCTTCGGCGCGAAGCGGCCCTGAATCTCCGGCTGGACGTTCGTGAACCAGTGCTCCACCGCCATCGCCGCCGCGAGCACCCGGCACTCCGAATACTCCCCGCCCGCGCCCGCCGTGATCACGTCCGCGTCCTGCAACTCGCCGCGCCGCATCGCCTGCAACTCGTCGATCAATTCCGGGGAGCGGATCTCCACGTGCCCGTTCTCGAGCACGTCGCGGATCTGGTTGAGCAGCCAGGGGCGGAAACTGGCCTGCGACTTCCACTCGACGGCGCGCACGCCTCGGGCGAGAGAATCCGGCCGGCGGAAGTAGTAATGGCGCACGGCGCCAATCATGTTCTGGAGGTCGTGCTTACCCTGAATCCGCTGGCCCCACCCGCGCTGCTCGAATCGCATGATCTCGTTCAGCACGCTAAAGCCGGTCATCTCCACGTCCATCACGAAGTAGACATCTGCGAACGGGCGATTTTGTCGGTATGACCCAGCCAGATGCAAACACGCCCACGCGCATCGCACAGTGAGATCACCTCCGGGTACAACGTATTCCGCGACCTGAACAAGTGAATCTGGATACGCTCGCCAGACCTGGACGACATCATCTGGCGCTTCAGCCGACGAGGAATACGCAGGATGACACGCGACGATGTAGACCCCTTCCGGGTCCGGTTCTTCCCAGACCGTGACGGCGCCGTCTTCTCTCGGGTCGCACTTCTCGATTTGCGTGTCATCTAGCCATCTCCCCCATTCGTACTTGTACCCGTGCGGCTTGGGTGCCTGCGCGGCCCCGGCGCGGAGTTGGCGAATGAGCGCCGGCCGGAAGAACTTGTTGCCGAAGGATTGGAAGGCGTCCTCGGGCAGGTTCGGGTGCTCCTGCGCCATCATGGCCTCGTCGCCGTGCATGTCCTCCGCTAGCTTCCATCGGTACCAGACGAGGTATTCGGGCGGTAACTCAACTCCATAGATTTCCGCCACAGCACGGACCCAGAGTCGCTCATCATCGCTAAGTCGATCGCTGCCGTAAATGTCCCAGACAGCGCGATTGGCGTGCTCAACGTAATTGAGACTGTGCCGCCAGGCAGGGATAAAGATACGCCGTGTAGTAGCGGAGTGCTCATGCTCCCTCCATGCGGCCCACAGGACGCCGTGGCCCTGTGCGGTTGAAGCCCAAGTGTAGAGTCGTCGCGGGTGGCGGTCGGAGCGGGAGGCCCGCAGGCCCATCACCGCCCGGGGGTCGGTCCAGGCGTCGAACTCGTCGGCGTGGAGGTAGGAGATTCCCTTGCCTCGACCGAGCTTGGTTTTCGTGCCCCTGGACTTGGTGGCGCTTTGCGACCAAAGCAGGCGCGATCCGTTCGACCAAGCCAGCATGTTGCCGTTATCGACTCGCACTGGTAGCCGAAAGGACTCATCCTGCACGCTGTAGTACATGCTTCGGATGATGTCGCGTCGGACTTCTCGGTTGTCGTCGTCATCGGCCACCATGATTCCTTGGATGCCTTCATAGCGCTGGGGCCAGTAGAGGTCCAAGGCGTCGGTGATTGTGGTCAAACCTTGCTGGCGCCCCTTCAGCACCAAGAAGTCATGCACGTCGTTCTCGAGCCCCGCCGCCACTTCCCGGAGGAAATACTTTTGTGTGGAGTACAGCGTCTTCATCCGGAAGGTGCCCGAGTGATCCTTGGCCGGGATGGCGAGGGCCGTGCAGAACTTTTCAAAGTTGGCGAGCGGGAATTTCATCCCTTCCCCTGGCTGGCGCGGGCGATGGCGGGGGCGTGCTCGACAATCCGGCAGGCTCGACCATGAGGCGGCTCCTCACCTTCTAACCACCGGCACCCACACCATACGCATTCTTTGGCCCCACCTAGAATCGTGCGCGGTGTGCTCAGCGCCCGGATCGCCGCCCAGGCTTCGGTGCGCTCCTGTTCATCGCGCTCAAACTGTTCACCATACTCCCGACAATTTGTTTTCCACGCCTCTAGCTCCCGCGTCCGCTCCGCGAGGGCCTGCCGTGCTTGATCTCGCTGATCCGCCATTTCGACAGCAACGGTCGCCCGATCTTCGGCCCACTGCCTGTTGTCGTCGCGGTCCTTTGCGATCCAGATAATATCTGCGCGGAGTTTGATTATCTCGTCCTTCGCCTCCGCGAGTTCGGCTTCGAGGGCGGCGATGCGGGCAATTAACATCGCCACGCTTGGGCGCTCGGGCGTGGCGGCGAATTCGTCTAGGATCATCGAAACATCTCCTTTTGCATCTCCGTCATCCCCGCCGCGTCGTCCCATCGGTCGCCGCCGAGGTCCTGACGCCCGCTCAACCGCTTCGCCTCCGGGTCCTGGTCAAACTGCAACCACAACCACGCCATGCGCTTCGCCCAGTCGGAGACCACCACGCGCCCCGGCCGGGAAGTCGCACGCCACCACGCGGCGAGTTGGTCCTTCGTGATGCACTTATACCCCTCCCGGTGCCTCGGATTGACCGGCGTGCACGTACACGCGGGCTTTTCCTGCTTCCAGACCTTCCGCTCGCGGGCTTCGCGCTCGGATTCGGTCATCTGAAGCCCCTCCACAGCGCTACCAAGAAACACGCGATAAAGATTACGAAGCCAGTGACGAAGAGAGTTAGCCCGATCTTGATCATGATGTGATCGGGGCTCATCGCCGCACCAGGTACGACCACAGGAGCGCCCACCGATTGCTCGGCCGACCGTAGACCGCGAGCGCGATGTAGACCGAGGGGATGATCATCACGACGCCTCCGCGAGCAGGTCCTGAATGATCGCCAGGTCCACCGTAGACCAGTCCGCATCCGCCGTCGCCAGGAGCTTCGACAGCCCGCGCTTTACGAGGATCATGTGGACCTGCGACCGCGTGAGTTCCAACTCCCGCCACCGATCCTGCAGCCGCTTGACGAGCGCCGCCCGCTCATCCTTCTCCTTGAACGAGGCATTGGCTTCATGCGTCATCGCATCCCCGACCTCGGGCGTCATCTCGACCACCTTCGCCTCATCCTTATACATCCTGACGACCCGCTGCTTGATATCCTCGGGGATGAGGTTCAGGATCGCGTTCCGCATGGCCTTGCTGCCACCCTGCTCGAACCAAAACGGATTCGCCTCCAACTCCCCGTTGCGCCGCGTGATGAATTTCGGCTGGCGCTTGAGCTCGACGACGGTATCGAGCCGCTTCTCTTCCTTGTTCTCGCGGATGACCCACCGGGACGCGAACGCCTTGAAGTAGGCCGTCTCCGCATCCTCCTTCATGAGCACGATGTCATCCTCGCGGATCACTTCGCCGGTCTTCGCCAACTCCCGCTTGCACGCTTCGGCCCCGTCCACGCCGAGGCCGTAGATCATCTGGCCGGACTGCTTGAAGGCGTAGACGTACTCGCGCAGGATGGCCCCGCGCGTTAGGCGGTTGGCGATCGCCGCGTCATCGGCGCGGTCGAACAGCATCAGGGTTTCCGGGTACGGCTTGACCTGTGGTACAGTTGGCTCGTTCATGGTCGTCCTCCTCCTCGGGCGCCCGGCTCGTCACCGGGCGCCTTCGTTATTTACTAGACCGCTCGTATTCCGAGTGTCCGATGGTAGGCGCGCGGCGTGCTGCGCCGACTCTTCGCGGCCCTGTTCTTCTTCCCGGCGCCGCCCTGATGCCGACCGACCCTGTGCGCTGGGTCTACGGGGCGCAAGTGGTATTCGCCGGGCCGGAAATCCCCGTGGCGATCGAATGACACTATCTCGCGATAGATAGACTGCGGAACTCTGTAGCGCGTCGCGGTCCTGCCCCGTACAAAGTACGCCACGGACGGACGGATCACGGCGCCGTCGAGCGCAAATGCGCGCGTACACGCCCGCGCCATAGCGCAGTTGTCTGGGGCCTTTTTCTTTGACCCCCTGAGATCTGATGTGGCCACGGTTACCCTAACCCGCCGCTGGCCATCCACAACCCTCCGCACTTTCGGATAAAACCTCTGAACCTGATCGAGTACCGTCTTCATTCGCTCCTCCTCTTTGTGTGAACTGCTCGCATCACCCGCGACACCGGCTTCAGATACCACGGCAACTGTTCCGGCAGGTGACGCAACACGTACTTCCGCTCCACGAAATGCGCCCGGTAGATGTAGCGCACGCCCCGCCGCACGTTCTGTGACCCGTGCTCGCGGGATGGGTCGAACAGCAGGACCGTGCCCATCTTCCCCGGCACCGTGGTCCCGTCGTAGATCAGCGGGGCCTGATCGGCGTCGCAGGCCTCGAGGTACACGTACACCTTCAGCGCCCGGCAGTTGTCGAAGTCATCCACGTGGAGCGGGAACAGGGGCTCGGCCGTTACGCCCGAGTAGTCCCAAATGTACTGATTGATGCCCCAGCCCCGGCCGAGGAAGTCATCGGCGATGTGGGCGACGCGCTCGACCACGCCCGTTGCCGTCGCGAGGCTGTTCCACGCCTTGGCGCGATCGACGCGGCTCGGCGTGATATTGATGCGCCAGCCGCTCTCGGTCTCGTGGACCCGGGCGTAGTCGGCGTTACGGAGCTTCTGGCCCGTGACGCGGAGGTCGTGGCACACGAGCGGGGAGAGGCGTTCCCCGAGCATCATGATGCCATAATGGCGCAGGCCATAGGTCGTGTCGAAGTCGGACATGTCGGCCATTTACTCCTCCACCTCCCGCACGATCGGGTGATCCTTGCGGATCGTCTCCCAGGCCAGTTGGTTGCCGAAGACAAGATGGCACGCCGCCAAAGCCGCCCGGAGCATTTCCACATAATCGCGCACTAGAATCCGGTTGCCGCGATCATGGATCTCCCGATTTAGCGCCTCACTAAGGCGAGAAATCTCGTCACGCAGGGCGTTAGCCTCGCCGGCCGATTTCATCCCGGCGTCGCGGCCCGGGTTTTCCTTGGGCTCGCGTCCGTGTCCGGACATCTCGTCCGGCACCATACGGTCGGCGGGGGTCATGCCAGCACCCGCTCTAGCTCTGCCCAGACCTTTTCTCGGATATCTTCGGCCACGCGAGGGTCCCGCGCAATGACCCTGGTAAAGGTAGACTGGCTGGTGCCGACCTTGGCCGCCACGTCGATACCCCTCACGCGGCGGGCCTTCATCAGGGTCACTATCGCATAGCGCGGCTTGTGGCGTATCTTCATGGACCCCATGATGCCACGCGTAAAATTAAATTGCAAGAAAATTATTGACACGCCATCTCCGTTGTGGGATACTCTGGGTCAAGGAGGATCGGATATGACGACGGACAGGGACAAGGTAGTCGAGGTCAGGACGTACATTCACACGGCCGACATCACCTTCCTCAATGACGACGAGGCGGGCGCATCGGTCTACGTGCGAGGCGTGGATCGCTGCGGGTGGGAGTTCTCGGGCTTCATGGACCGCGCGGCCCTCGCCCCGATCCTGTTCCCGGAGGGAAACAATGGATAACATCATACTCAGCATGGGAGCCCACCAAACCAGGGAGCAAGGCGTCTGCGTCATGGAGGCCGTCGCTTGGTTCGCCAATGAGAAACACTCCGACGCGCCGCATTGCGCCTGCCCGGTCATTGCGTCATTCGCGCGGCGATTGAACGACAGGCTTGACAGTGAAGAGCGCCAGCGGCTCAAGGAGTACATTCCGGCGCTCGCGTTGTCGCGGGCGGAGTGGCCGATCACGCTCAAGCGGGCCCTTATCGCGGCCGACTACGCGGTGCGCGTGTTCGCGCCAGTCGCGCTCGACGCGCGAGGCCGCGAGAAGGATGCGGCTCGGCTGCGGGCACTAGAAGAGATTACTGACCATGCGACGGCACGGAAAGGTTGCGCCGACGCCTACGCCGCCTACGCCGACGCCTACGCCGACGCCTACGTCGCCGCCGCCGCCGCCGCCGCCGCCGCCGCCGCCGACGCCGCCTACGCCGACGCCGCCGCCGCCGCCGCCGCCGACGCCGACGCCGCCTACGCCGCCGCCTACGCCGCCGCCGCCGCCGCCGCCGCCGCCGCCGACGCCGCCTACGCCGCCGCCGCCGACGCCGCCTACGCCGCCGCCGCCGACGCCGCCTACGCCGCCGCCGACGACGCCGCCGACGACGCCGCCGCCGCCGCTTCGTGTCGTCTGGCGGATCTCGGCATCGAGTGCCTGGAGAAGATGCTGGCGGTGAAGGAATGACCTTCGACTTCCGCGACCTGTTCATCTTCGAGATGGCGAACAACCACCAGGGCAGCGTGGAGCACGGGAAGAGGATCATTCAGGAGATGGCCCGGATCGCCAAAGAGAAGGGCATCCGGGCGGCGGTCAAGTTGCAGTTCCGGGACCTCGACACCTTCGTTCACTCCGTGCCGCCGAGTAAGCACATCAAGCGATTCCTCGAGACGCGGCTCTCGTGGGATGAGTTCGCCGTGCTCGTCGAGGAGATCCGGAAGAATGACCTTATCACGATGTGCACGCCGTTCGATGAGGCGTCGGTGGACAAGATTGTGGAGATGGGCATTGAGGTCATCAAGGTCGGCTCGCCGTCCAACAAGGACTGGCCGCTGATTGAGAAGGTGGCGAAGGCCGGAAAGCCCGTCATCTTCTCCACGGGTGGCCTCACCATGCGGGAGATCGACGACGTGTCGCGTTTCCTCGACTGGGCCAACGTCCACCATGCCATCATGCACTGCGTCTCCATCTATCCGACGCCCGCCGAGCACTTCCAGTTGCACCAGATTGGTGCATTGTGCCGACGCTACCCGGACAAGGTGATCGGGTTCTCGTCGCATGAGGGGAGGTGGCAGCATTCGCCCATTGGCATCGCTTACGCGCAAGGCGCCCGGATCTTTGAGCGCCATGTTGGCATAGACACAACGATGTCCGTCGACCCCAACCCCATATCCCTGAACGCCTACTCTGCGGGGCCGGGTTATGTCGAGCAGTGGATCAGGGATTATCAGAGCGCCCGGACCCTCTGCGGCGCCACCGAGCGGCCCGAGTCCCCACCCGAGGAGCAAGCCGCGCTCCAGGAGTTGAGGCGGATTCAGCCTCCGACGCCACGCGATCCCGTCCAGGAGATCATCTCCCAAGCCGTCTATACCGTCCGGACGATGCTGGCCGAGGCGAAGATCGCGCCCCCGCCCGACTTCAAGTTGGAGCTCTCACACCATCACGGGCTCGTGCGCTTCCCCTACGTGGGCGCCACCATCATCAACGTGGTCAACCGGGAGTACTGCAAGAAGTTGATCGTGTTGACGCCAGGGCAGGGGCACCCGCGGCACTACCACAACAAGAAGGAGGAGACATTCCAGATCCTCTCTGGGGCTCTAAATGTCACCCTAGATGGTGGCATGCAGACGCTGTGGCCGGGGGATACCGTAGTTATCAAGCCGGGCGTATGGCACTCATTTACGGCCACTCACATCATGGGCGCCATCATCGAGGAGATCTCCACGACGCACCACAACGACGACTCCTTTTACTCCGATCCGCTCATCACGGCACTGAAGCGGGAGGAGCGGAAGACTATCGTGGAGGGGTGGGGAGGGCACTGATGGGGTGGGCGGTCTGTGATTGCAGGGCGGATTGGGGAGACTTTCTCCACATACGCCATTTACTGATTAATGAGTGGCTTAATGAGGGAAAGTCGCCGGAGTACATCGCTGAGGTCTTGTCTATGGACCCCGTGCAGGTTCAACTGATCGGAAGGACCCCGGTGGGTGATACATGCTGGCAGGCATGAGGGTCCTCGTCGTCGTCCCGGCCCGAGGCGGGAGCAAGGGCATCCCGCTGAAGAATATCTACCCAGTCTGTGGGCGCCCGCTCATCGCCTATACCGCCGATGTGGTGAAAGCCCTCCCGTGGGTCGATATGGCGATCTGCTCGACGGATCACCCGGAGATCATGAAGATAGCCCACCAGGAGGGCCTGCGCGTCCCATTTCGCCGCCCAGACGACCTCGGGGGCGATTTCATCAGCGACCTCCAGGTCTTGACCCACGTGCTGCACTCGGTGGACGAGGGGGCCTATGACGTGGTGGTCATGCTGCAGCCCACGTGCCCCCTACGGAAGCCCAGGCATGTGACGTGGGCGGTCCATCGGCTCATCGCGGGCGGATATGACTCGGTGTGGACGGTATCGCGCACGCCAATGAAATATCATCCGCTCAAGCAGTTATGGGTCACGACTACTGGGCAGTTGGGGTATTGGGACCGTATCGAGGGGCCGCGCATCATCGCCCGACAGCAACTTGATGAATACGGAGTCCACTACCGCAACGGGGCCGCCTACGCCTTCACGCGGGAGTGCCTGCTGGATCAGAAGACCATCATGGGCAAGAATGCCGGGGCGGTGCTCATCCAGGACGACCCGCTCGTCAACATCGACACGCTCGAGGACATCGCCGAGGTGGAGAGGATCATGAGGGGAAAGCCATGATGACGCTGTTCTGGGTCGGGCTCTCAATGGCAGCCGGGTTCCTCTTGGGGTTCTTCATCGGCATCATGCTCGTGTTCGGGGCGGATGAGCGGCCGGGGTGCAATCGGCTGAAGGCGGACCCATGACCCTCGATGACGCTGCGAGTCACCGGCAGCATGCGGCGGATCTGGGGGATAGTCTTGATGATGTTCCGCTACATCCTTGGATTCAGCGTGGCACCTTTTACGCGATTGGCATGCTTATCAACGAGGTCAACTATCTGCGGGCTGAGTTGAAGCGACTAGAGGCCCAAATACGGCCATGATCGAGTGCCCGCACTGCCGACGCCCCGCCCATGACAAGTCCACCTTCCCCACCATCCGGGGCGTCCGCTGTGAGCGATGTGCGGTCTTGGAGTTCACAAAGTACCTTGTCGATCAGCTTGGGGGTCATTATGGGCGGACCACGCAAGTACGGCACGACCGGCCTTTTCCCGTCCCATCGCCGAACCCGTAAGCCCAAGGATCGCACTGCGACTACGCTGAAGGAGGCCCGAGCCGAGATTGGCATGATCGGCCCCGTGAATCACCATGATGGGGGCTCGTGCTGCTCCGCCTGTCGCCGATATCTTGACGAGCGGTATCGCCAAAGTTGCCAAGATCCTACGCGGCAGCATATTCTTGCGGGGTGCTGCGAATGGTGCGGGCGACTGCCGCTGGACATGGAGCTCATCCAGTATGGGACCATTGCCACGGCTCGAGCGCACCCAGAGATCTTGCAGGACTTCGCGCCAGCGATGGAAGATGTCTCGTAAGGGCTGGAAGGCAATCGAGAGGTCCGCTGCAGGCATTATGGGCGGAACACGTTTCCCGGCTAACACTGGCGGCAGACTAGACTTTGGTCTCAAGGAGGACGGAACATGGACCGACGTCGTAGGCCAGGTCAAGAACGTGTCACGAATCTCGCTGGCGCAGATCGAACGGCTAGCGATCGAGTGCGAGCGGATAGCCGATTCAAGAGGCCGACTTGGAGTGGTGATCATCAAGCGCAGCGCGGGAAAAGGAACGCAGACGCCGCATTTGGTCGTGTTGACGGAGACTTCCTGGAGGTCGTTCCTGGCCTCCCGACCGACGAGCAGCTCAACGCCGCCGTCAAGGCCGCCGGGTTTACCCGGTGCTTCCTCAAGGAGTACAAGTGAGTAACATCTATATCGCTGGTCCGATGCGCGGCATACCATTCTTCAACTTCCCGGCCTTCCATGACGCTGCCAAGAAGTTACGCGCCAACGGGCACACGGTCTTTAATCCGGCCGAACGCGATGAGGCAAAGCACGGCACAGATATAGCCTCTAGTCCAGTTGGCGACTTAGCCGACGCAAACGCTAAGGGCTTTTCGCTCCGCGATGCTCTCGGAGCGGATACGGCCTGGATTTGCGCTCACGCCGATGCCATTGCGTTGCTGCCAGGCTGGGAGCACAGCAAGGGCGCGACGGCAGAGCGGGCCTTGGGCATCGCGCTAGGACTAGAAATCATATGCCTAGCCTAGAAAGCGTCTTAGATTTCCGTCGCAAAATGTTCGAGGATTCGCTAGCGATTATCCAACGCAAAGGACATGATTATAACCGTCAACAGCAACAGGGGGGCAATACCCTATTCAACCTAACAGTGGCAGAATTGTTAGGAATAGTACCGACCGCTGAGCGCGGGATTTTGGTGCGCCTATCCGATAAATTCATGCGGCTCATTTCATTAATGGAGCCCGGCGTTGACCCCGCAGTCGCCGGCGAGTCTGTACGTGATACGGTGAAGGACATTCACAATTATGTCGATTATGCGCTTCAGTTGTGGGAAGAACGAGAATGCTCCTAGATGTTCCGCAAGGCGTACCACATACCCATACGCCCAGGGCAGCAATTCAAGCTCGTTCCTATAGGTGATATCCACTTTGACTGCGTGCATGTGGATCACAAGATCCTATGTCGCGATCTTCGATGGCGACGAGCCGGCGACCTCAAGACTGGCGATGAACTTATTGGGTTCGATGAGAAGCCATCTCCGGGCAAGAACGGCGCGAGGCATCTTCGCCCATCGGCCGTTGTATCGCACAAAATCGACACGCGGCCATGTCTCGCCGTGGAGCTTGAAACCGGCGAAAAGATCGTCACGACGCATAATCACCCGTGGCTCACGAGATATAAGGGTCTCCAGTGGCGGACCTCATCTCAGTTGCTGCCCGGTCAATGCGTGGTTCGCTCGTTTACGCCGTGGCGTGACGATCAATCATGGGAAGCGGGGTGGTTGGCTGGATTCTTTGATGGCGAGGGGTGTCTCGTTCTTGAGCGCAGCAAGCGGATTCTTACAATGCAGGCCGGACAGAATGAAGGCCCCACATATGAATTCGCGGCTCGGCTTCTAGAAGAGAAGGGCTTTAGGCATGGCCGGTACAAGCAGGCCGACAAGTCGCGAGTATGGATACTCCGGGTGCTTGGCGGCACCGGAGAGATCTTCCGATTTCTCGGCCAGATCCGACCCGGCCGACTCATGGCTAAACTGCCGCTTGAAGAAGTACGCACTCGACGTGGCTCAACTTATGTCCGCGTTGTATCGGTCCATGACGTCGGCGATGAACCAGTCGCGGTTATGGGCACCACGACACGGACATACTTCGCCGAAGGCTACGCGATGCATAACACTGATGAATGCGATCGCAACCGACTTCGGGACCTCATGGAGTGGATTGTTGACGAGGAGAAGCGCGGCTCGGTGGTGCGCCTCTGTGGCCTGGGGGATTACCTCGACTTTATGTCTCCGAGCAATCGGATGCGCTATTCGGCCGCCGAGCTCTACGAGACCACGCGGCAGACGATTGAGCAGCGCGTATGGGACAATATCAAGGAGTTTGTGGAGTATGTTCCGCAATTGCGCCGCCGCACGCTTTTTATGCTCACGGGTCATCACGTCTATAGGTTTGGCGTTCAGAAGGTGAGTGGCGCGTGGATAGGGAAGACGACGGATCAATGGGTGGCACAACAGTTAAGGGCAGATTTTGCGGGAGATGGAGTAGCTCTCGTGCGTTTACAATTACCGCACTCTCAATACTTAGACGTGCTGGCGTATCACGGCTCTGGAGGCGCGCAAACGCCTGGTGGTCGTGTACAGAAGCGTATGAAGTTTGCCGAGATTGCCCCAACGGCCCATATCGTCATAAGCGGCCACGACAACGCCAAACTCGCATATCCAAGGAGCGGACTTGATTACTCTCAGGGTTCAATTAAACGATACGTTGTTGGCTCTGGATCTTTCCAGAGAGCGTACCTATCCGGGGTTGAGGCTGGATACGCAGAACGCGGAGGAATGGTTCCGGCAGATCTTGGCGTTGTGGTCATCAACGTGTCAGTCGTTGAAAGACGCGGCCGATTCCGCGTAGACTTTCACTGCTCGGTATGAGAGCCCTCTACAAGAACGTCCACAAGCTCATGCTCTACTGGTTCGCCCGCCTGATCCTCGAGACGGACTGGAATGGCGCAATGGCGTACAAGTCGGGGATGCGTGCCGAGGAGTTCCGCCACGTCAACCGATACAATTACAATCGCAGATACTGGAAGCTGCGCGAGTCGGGCTTGAGCTCGTATGAGGCTCGGGCGAAGATGGATGGGACGACGCCGGCCGTGATCAAGATGCGCTCCAATCGCTCCAATCGGCGCCAGGCTGAACGCTTGGGCGGGTATCCGAAGGTCGGGACGAGCGCGTACAATAGATGGTTGGTGGCACGATGAGGTGGCTTAATCGCTTCGTCACGGTGTTTATAATCCTGTGTCCGCTATGCTGGCTCCCGTGTCTGGTGATGTGGCAGACGGGCGACTGGTCGTGAGGGAGAATAGCAGCGCTCGGCGCGCTGGTTTTGGCGTATGCGGTCATGGTCCACTTTGTACACGGGAGCGATGCCGCGCCTATCCGAAGTCGAAACAGATCAAGTTGTCGCGGCGCGACGCCGAGATATTTGTGAAGGCGCTAATCGAGAGCGAGCGCCAGGGGCGACCTCATAGTCTGTCGCGCGACTGTTGGTGTAGGCCGAAGGTAATTAAGCCATCTCTTTGAAAACCTACTGAGGCCAACTGAAATGACCCAGCTAGGCTAACCAGAGCCCCGGGCGCAGGTAGAAGCGAACGCCTGGCCCGGGGTTGGTCAGTTAAATGAGCGCGATACCCTCCCAGGGTAT